CCGAAATATTGTTAGTGGCATTGTACGCCATGTCTGGATTGTTTTGTGTGGCACCGTTATAGTTCAAGTCAAAAGATTCTAGTTTTGCCGGAAACTTTACCCCATCCATTTCCCGCCAATTTTCTCCAGGGCGATAATATGAGTAGAATTTTCGGTCATCACTTACGGCCATCAACTGCTTGCCAAGCTTAAAAATGTTTTTCACCTTGCCGCTAAGGCTCCCGCCTCCGGCGATGTCGTGTCCAATTGCCGCGTACCCCTTGCACTTTTGCAAGGCCTGAAACTTGTTAAAGGTGGCGTTTTCAACAACAAGATTCTTTGAGGACAATACTTTCTCGTCCACTTGCGTCTCGATACCTTGGGCCAAACTTATATCCATGAGTTGTTTCTTTAACATCTAAAATACCCACAGTTTGGCGGTGCAATTCGAGCTTGCCGCAAGTTTTATTTGCTCCCTGTCCGAGTCTGTCCTATAAATACTGGCGCCCGCGTTCTTGTCTAACACTAAAAATCCAATGGGAACTCTTCCTAGGGCGTGTGTTATCGACTTGGCGGTTGAGGTTAATTCAACACCTTCTATCAATTGGCCTTTAAGAAAGGGGTTGTCGTAGACCTGGAAGAAAAATTTTTCCAAGTTCAATTGAAACCTCTCCAGCAAAGAGTCTTTTAATCTAAGCTTTGTAAATTTCTCTATCAGCATTGTAGTAATACCCTTCAATGTCCACTATTTTTGTGGGACGGTGTATGTCTTTGGGAACCGATTGCTCGATTCTCTTTTCCAGTCTTGTTAATTTGCGCTCTAAATGACTGGCGTCGCTTTCCTCTTCTTCAAGAAGTGTTTTGGCGCAGTCAGTTACTACATAGTCCTCCCAACCATTGTGAAAATCGGCAGTGTCGGCGTCCTCCACTAGCTCTGGAGAAAGCGGGACATAGTAGATTGTCAAAGTGGAAGCGCTTTGGGATCTATTAACGTGAAACTTATTATTGCTTATTCGGTACTTAAGTTGTCCATACTTGTGATCAGCGTCTCTACGGTCAAACATCTCAAGGGGTAAGTTATTATTGTCCATGACTGCCACAAGTTTGTAAAAGTCGCTGGGTAGGTCATACTCGGTGGTGCCGCTTACCAGCGAAACGCTCGTCTCTTCCTCAAAATACTCCTCGCCCCTATGCTGGATAATTAAGTCATACAAAGAGGCGATGGAGTTGTTAATCAGAGAAGTGATTTCGAGGTCAGTCACAAAAACAGAGTTCTTCATTTTGGCCCTGTCTCTTATCTGTTCTACTAATGTCGATAAAGTCACAGTGCCTGCCATGAGTTAGCCCTTTATTGTAATTGTGTTTTCAGACTTGTAGTCGTCTTGTTGTTTAATCATCTCAGCAAAAGACTCTAGAGCATTGGCGAGAGAGGCCGCGTTTCCGTCCTTGAAAGCCGCGACCATTTCTCTAGCTACGGCCTCAATCCCTGGCCTTGCAGAATATTCAAGATCCTGTACAGGTTTCTCTTTAAGCTTTTGCTCGAAAATGACGCTTGCAATTTTCTTTTTATCAGCCGCCAGCATGACTTATGCCACGCTCGACTTAGTAACAACCAGGCTTACTTGAAGCTCAAGAGCAACTTCAGTGTCGGCAACCGCAGTACCATTGTGAGTCAGGATGACCACTGATTTAGCGGCAACGTCTTCACTTTTGATTTGTGGGTTGATAACTACAATTCCGGTCGCTAAAACTGAAAGTTGAGCTGATAACAGTTTGTTGTAAGAATCCTTTAAGACCACTGTATATTCGCCAGTCGCGCTCTTTGTGACGCTCTCAACACCCTTGCCAACAAACGAACTTACAGAGGCGTCAGAGGCAATGGATATCTTGAGTGGTACAATCGCGACCTTTTGCTCTATACATCCATAAAGTGGATAATACATTTTTGACATACGTTTTCCTTAGTTAAAAGGGAGCTTTCGCCCCCCTTAATTATTAAGACAGTTTAATATTCATGTTGTAGGCGGGAGCGCTACACTCAACTTGCTTGTAACCACCAACTCTCAACTCGTATCCGTCAGAACCTGATTCTCGAAGGAATTTGTTTCCGTCAAGATCAAGAATTCTGATTGATTTCTTAAGAGAGTTTAAAACCCATGTGTTTCTTTGGATAACAGCGATTCTTTCTCCAGGCACGTTGTCATCTACCAAAACAGTGATAGTTCGCTTACCAGCGTGAACCTGAACACCTCTAAATCCGATGTCTCCCATGCCGCTTTTGATGTCGACATAGTTAACTTTTGAGCCAAGCTCAAGCAAAAGATCGCCAAAGTTTCCAGAGTTCATAAATGCGAAATCTGGTCTTGCGCCTTCTCTTGTGTGTCTTGCAAGTCCTTTTATAAGGGCCTCTTCCTTGCTCATTCCAGTGGCGTCAAATCTAACCCCACCCAATCTAGTTGAGTCTGAGCTTCTATCCAATCCAAAGAAGGAATCGCCTGAAGTTGGAGCTGAGTTTGGAATCCAACCAAAGAAACCACTCATCTTGGCATTTCTATCGCCTTTACAGAAAAGGAAATCAGCGGCAGCAAGTGAAGTCGCTTTAGTGTCTACTGTGATGGTTCCAGCGTCTCTATCAACCTCTGTGATGGTCATGTCGCCAGACCTTAAAGCGCCAGTAGTTTCTGCGGCGGCGGCAACAATTACTTGATCCACTTCATAATGGATAATGTCTTCAGTGTTCTCTAGAGTGAGAACGTCACCAGTTATGCCACCAGAGGCAATCTTACCGATTGACCCTGAACCATTACCCCAGACCGCCTGTGAATCAGATTGAGCTGCTGAAATCATTGCTCCATCAACTTCAGACTTTAAAAGGTTTAGAAAGGCTCCCTTGTCGTTTTCGGAAGACTCGACTGTTTCGGCGTCAAAAGAAGCGATGGAGTAATCTTTCACTCTTTCAATCAAGAAAGAAGCATACTTTCCATTGCCTTTATTGGCCTGAGCGTCTGCAAAAGTTGCCGAACGACCACGGTTTGAGCCGTAAATAAGAGGGATTTTCTTGTTTTCACCGAAAAACATTTCGTTTTTCTGAATTAACGCCAACCAAGGATGGTCAGTGTAGCAAAGGTTTTCTACTTTCTTGTTTGTGTAAAGTGTTTTTAAGACCGCTTGGGCCTTGGACATATTTAGTCCCATGGATGCTCCTTAGTTAAGTTTAAAAATTTTCAATTTCTTTCTGCTCTTTAACTAATGAACACCCATGACTGAGGGGTTTTGTTTTCTAGAGTAGGTCTAGGGCCATTCTTTCTCTCTCTTCATCTGACATGTTTTCAAGGTCAGAATCGGAATAACCAGATGTTAAATCATTTGTGAGCGTGTCGCTCTCTTCTCTTGGCGGTGACGGATCGCGCGGTTTTTTGACTTCATTACTATTATCGACATTAAACATTTTTTTGACTTTCTCTAATTTGGACAACCCTTTAAGCTTCTCAAGGTAAAAACTCTCCACTTGAGAGCACGCCTCGTCTATGTCTAAAGTCTTGCCATGCTCCTCAAAATAATTTTGCATCACCTCGTATACAGTATCAACTTCATCCAACTCGCTAACAATCCCGTAGTCTTCACCTTTTTGCTTGGTAAAATTCCTGATATTGTTTTTAAAGCTCTCAATCTTCTCGTTGTATTTACTCTCTTTTTCGCCCTTCTCTTTCTCTTCAAGCATTTTCTCTAGCTTCTCTATGCGCTGCTCGGTAGCACTTAGCTTTTCGTTTGCCTCTATTTCTTTGGATCTGTCCTCTTCATGTAGGATGAAATCACTCAGCTCGTCGTATGAGCCGCCCAATTGCTTCTCAAGGAAACGCTTAGGGTTCTTCTTGTAATCCCTTCTAAGTTCTTCCAGTAGCTCATCCTTGGAAAGCTTGCCTTTGCTTCCCTCTTCAAAGCCGTCTATTTTGTCTTTGAGTTCCCTGATTTGTTTTTGGTACTTGCTCTCCATCTTAGAAAGTTCCGCAAATTTTTGGGATAGGGGATCTTCTTTGGGTTCTTCTTTTGGAGGCTCTGGTTTTGGTTCGGCCTGTGGGGTTTGCTCATTTTCCGGTGCCTCCTCGTCATCACTATCTAGAAGTGCCATAAGCTCTTCATGTGTTGGCTCATGCTCCTCGTTTGTGATGCCTTCATTTGCTACTTGCTCGGGTTCTGTCGTTTGCGCGTGCTCGCTTACCGCATCCGCTTTGCTAGCCGTTTGCATTCCTTCGTTTTCCATTAACTAACCTCGTTTCATTACTGTTTATGGTTGTGGTAATTGCTCCATAGGAGCTTCATCTGCCATTTGTTCTTGCATCATTGCCTCTTCCACACCTTGAGCGTTTACTGCCATCTCTTCCTCGGCCATGGCGTCAACCTCTCCCTCCATCTCTGTCATCTGCTCTTGTGGTGGGTTGATTAAAAGCATTGCTTGATCCATCCACATTCTAAATAGGTCAAGTTTTTCATCGTCAAGGTTTTGTGTCTCAAAGAACGCCAGGGCGTTTTGTATGTATGGAAAGATTTGAGCGTTTTGATGATATGTGTCCGGCTCAATAAAGTTACCCTTCAAGAAGTTGTTAATAATTTTCTTGGCCATGGAGTAGTTGGCGGTCTTAAACTGAGTAACGCTTTCAATGTCTGGAAAGTCTAGAAGTTCAAGGCCCTCCTCTGGGCCAATAAATCCTGCTTGTAATAATTCTTGTGCATACTCCAATCGTCCCGCTGGCGTCTTAGGAAGCATTGAGGTGGGGTAGAGTTGCATAATATATGAGTCTTCATCCAAACTAACCTCAGACCATTTAATACGTTCAGTGCCTGTTTTATCATGGGCAAGAATTGAATAGCCTTTGCCTTCACCTGACGCGGCTATTTCTTTTGCAAGCCCTACATAATGCTTTGCTATGTCCAGATGAAATTTCTCCCACCCTTTAGCGATTCGAGCGAATCTTTCAGTCTCAATGTCGTTGTATTCTCTAAGTGCTTTGCCTGAATTTAGGCCAGTGGGCTTTTTTGACTGGGCCGACAACTGAGATAGCCCTATAAGCTCAAATGCTTTGTTATAAAGGTTCTCAAGATCGTTAGCCAGTTCAGGACTAACAGCTCTTGCAACGTCAAAGATTGGCGGCCTTCCAGTATATTCCACTATGGCGCCGACTTCGTTGTTTAAGTGCCCTTTAATGATCTTAGAACCTCGCTCCACAAATGTTCTAGGTACACTTGCGAAGTGGATTGACTTGGCAATTCTTTTAATGGTTTTATTAATTTCAAGCTGAATTGACGCAAGCGACTCGGCAACTCCCTTGCCGTAGTATCCTAGGATGTTGTCAAATATTTGATATTTACTGAAAGGGAAACTACTCTTTGTCCACTCTTCCTCAAAAAGAGTCGCACCTTTAATGCAAATGGCGTGCTTACCGTCCTTTGCGTTCTTAACCGACGGCAAATGCCATCCCTCAACTACTTTGACCATGTTGGAAACAAAAGAGTCCCCCACATAATCATCTATAGTAGTCTCAATGGCGTCTATTTCTTCCTCAAACTTAGGGTATCTGGCCTTAAGTGTTTCTTTGGCGACGTAGCGCACTTGAAATAATGACTTAGGCTCGCCGTAAATCGCTTCTTTTTGATCGGCGTAAACCTCTATAGGTAGCACCCAATCAGAATGTATTTTGTGATCTCTTACATAGTGCTTAAGAAAGCCAGTGTCAAAAACGCACGCGCACAAGAACGCTTTAAGTGATTTCTCATAGGTATTTGACTGGTAAAACTGCCCATATACAAACTTATTTAACTTCTTTGCCTGCTCTTGCTTTTGCCAATTGCCGGCCTCAGTTAGAAAGAAAGGTCGTGGCTCGTTTGCTCCAATCTTGGACGCCAGCGTATCAATAATTATCTGAACAATGTTTAATGTGAGTCCCTGAACTGGCTCGGCGTAGTCAACCTGGATGCCGCCAAAGCCAAAGTCGTGAGTATTTCCATACATGCATAAATGCACCTGAGCACGGTCTTGCCTGTATGATTGCTGATCTTGAATGTCCTCGAACCTTGCATAAACAC